GGCGGGCGGGGGAGGGGCGAGAGAGGGAAGGAGCGAGGGGTGGGGGGCGCGGGGGGGGGGGGGGGGGGGAAGGGGGCGCAGATTTATTCCTATTCCTTTGATGACGAATACATTTTCGCGGCTTTTCTGGAGCAGTACGGCGTAGATTTGCAGGATATTCCTTATCTTCACTGGTGGAAATTCAAAGCCATGTTTCTGGGGCTGAAATCCGATTCCAGGATTGTGGAAATCATGGGTTACCGAAGCATTGACATCACGTCGAAAATGAGCAATGAGCAAAAACAGTTTTACCGGAAAATGAAAAAGCAGTTTGCGATTCCTCTCTCCCAGCCTGAGCGGGAAAAGCTGAACGCTATCGAGCAGGCCCTTTTAAACGGCGGAGATGTGAGCAAGGTGCTCTAATCCTTTTTCTTGACAGGGTTGTGTAATGAATACACATCGTGCTATAATCTAGGAAAAAGGAGGAAGATGCAATGAAAAGGGTACTTTGTGGGGCTTTGGCGGTTATCCTTGCCATCGGGTGTTTGACCGGGTGTCAAGAAGGAAATGATCTAAATTCTACGAATGAATCATCGCAGGCCGTATCATCTAAACCTAATCCGGCGGATATGGAAAGCGAAAAAGAGGGAGAATCTTCTCTCATCTCATCTTCTGGGGAGAACCAAATCTCCTCAACGGAAGAAATTACTGATGGACAATACCAAATTCACAATATATCCTTTTTTGTACCGCCTAAGTGGGAATCTAAAGAAATAGGAATGGAACGCTTGGGTTGGGTCTACAAACTATCTGAAAATACCGAATTGCGCGTTCTAAACACTCCAAGTGCGATACGATCGCAAAATGAGTTGGATTCTTATTTTAAAGCAATGCAACAGTCTGGTGTTAGCGAATCCTCTATTAAAATTTATGCAGAAGAACGAACACAACCTGGTTCTTCCTATTGGTATCTTGAATATACCGATGTTATAGATAACCATGATGAACAACATCTAGAATCTATGTTTGAATGTTCCTCTGGAGGCGTAAATTTTATTTTAAATACTACCCCAGAAGAAGTAGAGTCATATCGCGGTATTTATAACGATGTCTTAAATTCATTGAAATATATAGGTTAATTAGTAAGCATCTGTTTAATTGACAGATGCTTTTTTATGCCTAAAATTAGGTGGTGACCCCTATTGGAAAAGTGAAATGCCCATATTGTGGGTATGAAATGCCTTTGCGGTTAAGCCAGACGGCTGACTGTAAGGGCGTTTTTATTAAATGCAAAGGAAAGAACTGCAAACAGATATTTGAAATCAAGATAAATAACGGGAAACAGGTCAAGTAGTGCCATTATGAGCCGATGACCTCACAGGAAAGGGTGAGATTATGGCTTATGATGGCTCTTTAAAATTTGATACCAGGGTTGACAGCTCCGGTTTTAAGTCTGGAATTGAAAAGCTGGGGAGCATTGCGAAAACCGGGCTGAAAGTAACAGCCACCGCGATTGGAGCGGTAAGCGGTGCGTTTGGCGCCGCTGTTCTTTCCGGCGTTAAGTACAATTCCCAAATGGAACAATATATTACTTCCTTTGGTACGATGCTTGGCAGCGCGGAAGAAGCCACAAAGCTGGTTAACAATCTGAAGGAAATGGGGGCCAAAACCCCATTTGAAACCTCAGATTTGGCAAAAGCTTCTCAAACCCTTTTAGCTTTTGGAACCTCTGCGGAAGATCTTCTCCCCACCCTTCAAATGCTTGGGGACGTATCCCAGGGGAATAAGGAGCGGTTTGACAGCTTAACCCTGGCGTTTGCCCAGGTTGGAAGCGCCGGCAAGCTGTCCGGGCAGGATTTACTACAGTTTGTCAACGCGGGCTTCAATCCTTTAAACGAGATCAGCAAAATGACCGGCGAGAGCATGGCGGAGTTAAAAGAACGCATGTCCGCCGGTGGGGTATCAGCAGAGGAAGTTGCGGAAGCCTTCAAGCACGCTACCAGCGAGGGCGGCCAGTTTTACCAGGCAATGGAGGCACAGAGCCAAACCTTTAACGGGCAGATGTCCACGCTGAAGGATAACGCTATGTCCTTTATCGGAGAACTAACCCAAGGCGTTACCAACACCTTAAAGGATTCGGTTCTTCCCACGGTCAATGGCTGGCTGGAGGAGCTGCAAAGCGCCTTTACAAGCAACGGTGTGGAGGGCGTTGTTACGGCTTTTGGCTCTATTCTGGCTGACGCCTGCACCAAGCTTGCGCAAGCGGCGCCGGGCGTTGTTGATCTGGCTGTAGGATTTATCCAGTCGTTTATAAAAGGGATTGGAGATAACGCGCCCCAGCTGATCCAAGCAGCAAAACAAATCGTCGGCGCGTTAGTGGACGGCCTGATAAAGCTCTTACCCAGCGAGATCCAAAAGCCGGTAAAAGAAACCGTAAATATTTTAAAGCGGTCCTTTGAAAGCGGCGGACTGCGGAACGCCATTAACACAGTATCTAATATTTTGAAGGATCTGGGGAAAGTGGTAACCAATCTCGCAAAAACGATACTTCCTCCCCTGGCGAAAGCCGTTGATTTTCTTGGCAAAAATATAAAAATCATCTTGCCTCTTGTCACTTCAGCTGTTGCGGGTATAAAGGCGTTCAGTATCGCAAAAACGGCGGCCACCGCAATTAACAGTTTGAAAGCTTCGTTTCAAACAGCGGCTTTACAGTTATCGCTCTTTATTGCTCAGGAAGGCGCCGCCGCTGTGGCCACTTCTGCGTCTGCCGCGGCTTTAACCGCAAAAGAGGTTGTTGTGGGCACTTTAACCGGAAAAATCAACCTTGTTACAGCCGCCCAATGGCTCTGGAACACCGCTATGAACGCCAATCCTATCGGGGTGGCAATCGGACTTGTAGCCGCCCTAGCCGCCGGAATCGGACTTTTATGCGTCGCGTTAAGTAATGGCACAGAGGACACCGATCTTTTGGCAGAAGCTAACGAGCGCATGGCAGAATCTATCGGACATATTGCGGACGGCATCGAACAGTGGAACGAAAAGGTTGATAATGCCAAAAGCTCTATGGAAGGCTTTAATGATTCTATCCTAATGTCTCAGGAGGAACAGCAAAATCTAACCGATGAAATGGACGCTGTCCAAACTGAAATATCTGAAATAGCTCGTCTTGCTTCTGAAGAGAGACGAGAATTAACCGATAGCGAAATCCAAAGACTTGATGAACTGTTTCAGAAAATGAGGGATATGTCTCAGCAGGAGTTAGATTTTTATAAAGCTAGACAAGATGTGGTATTAGATCAAGCTAAAGCGTTATCAGAAGCATCAAATTTAACCGCAGAAGAATACGAGGATATGTCCGCCAGAATTATCAAGGCAGCCAGCGAAGAAACAGAAGCGGTAAAGGAAAAGGCTTATGAGCAATACTCCAATCAAGTTGCACTGAACAAGTCGTTGCTCGGTCAGAAAGAAGAATACACCGAGGAATGGTTAGAACAGGCAAATGCAGCCGCCTTGGCTGATTATCAAATCGCCGTGGATAATGCTGAACAAAAATACGCCGATATTTTAGGGATTGAGGCAGAAGGATATTCACAGCGTTCCGAATTTTATCAAGATTTTGTAGATCGAAATAAAGAGTTAAAAGGACAAATAGAAGAAGAGGAGCAACGCCATAACAACAGGATCAAAGAACTGAACGATGAGATTCTTGCTATAGAAAAAGATGAGTCTTTATCCTACGATCAAATGACTTATTTTAGAAGTCTAAAGCAAGATGAAATTGAACAGGCAACAGAGGACCATAATGCAAGATTAGCCGAAATAGAAAGAAGTTACTTGGAGGGTTTTGATGAAGCCACATTAAAACAGGCCGGCGGCTGGCTGCAAAGGATTATAGATACTAAAGCCGCTGGCGAAGACCTCACGGAAGAACAAGAGGAACTTGCCAGAAATCTGATTCTTGCCTTAGACAGCCTGCCTGACGATATGAACGAAAAAGGCAAGAAAGCCCTAGACGCTTTAGGAATCGGCTTAGACGACCAAGGAAACGTAATTTTTACAAAGGGTGAACGGCTGGGTGAAATTGTTCTGGAAGGCGAGGAATCCGCAGACCCAGAAGGCGAAAACTCCTATTCTAATGGAAAGAACAGCGCTGACGGTTTTGTTGGCGGTGTGGAATCCGGGTTTCAGGCCGCTTTCACGGCTGGCTACAATATCGCCAAGCAGGCAATGGCTGGTCAGCAAACGGCACAGGACAGCCATTCCCCAGCCAAAGAAACCATTAAGCTGGGCAAAGATAACGCCGAAGGCTATGCGCTCGGTATTGAAAAGAACGCCAAGGAAGCCGCGGCAGCGGCGAAAGACATGGTCACCGACACAATAGGCGCAATTTCCGATCAATCAGGTAAGTATTCTTTCCTAGATAAATTTGGCCTTTCCAAACTGGACGTATCGGGAATGGTTCAGAAAATGAAAGCCGCTGTCGCTGCGGAATCCTACAGAACGTCCGCTTCTCTTTCCGCGTCCGGTAATTACGAAGTGGTACGGGATTCACGATATAGCAGCGAAACTGACTCCAGCGTTTCCGGCGGGAAATACGTGGCCGAGATTCATGTGGACCTGGAGGGCCGTGAGGTTGCCAGAGCCACCGCCCCGTTTATGGGAGAACAGCTTGCATGGGAGGGATAACATTGTACATTAACCACATTCCCCTCAGTCAATTCGGCGGGAAGCTGAGGGCAAATTATACTGTTTCCGGCTCTGCCGTAACCGCCGATTATTACAAGCCTCGGGACGGAAACGCCTTTATTTCCTTAGGGAGCAGGATCGGGCTAAAAACCATCACGCTCCCTTTTGATTTATACGGCAGTTCCCCGCGGGAAACCAAAAGAAACCTTTCGGCTCTTGACGCTTTATGTCTCAGCGGCAAGGTAGAGCTTTACCTTCCCGACGGGTTTTATTACACCTCTATTCTCCAATCTATCGGCGTGCCCCAGCAGATTACGCCGTCTATTCTGTCCTGCTCTTATGTCTTTCTGGGGATTCAGCACGACAAAATGGTCAAAACTGTTTCAAACGGCAGCCTTCAGGCTCAGGGCACGCTACCAAAGATGGATTGTATCCTTTCCGCTTCTCCGTCTGCTGATGCTGAGAAATATGTGGTAGCTGGGATCACCTTTACCAATGTTCACCAAGGCGATCAGATTGTTATTGACGGTATCACAAAGCGGATCCTGATCAATGGAGGCCCGGCGGCCCAGCGGTGCGATATCATTGACTTTCCATATCTGGTCCCGGGCGATAATACCATTTCATGTATTGACCCGGTCACCGTCCAATACTATCCATCTTATGTGTAAGGAGCAGCCTATGCTTACTATTTCAAACAACGGGGAGCAAATCCCTTTGAACTTTGACGACTATTATATCCAAGAGGTATACGGCGGCAAGGACGCTGCGGGATTCACTCTCCCTTTGGATCACCCCGACTATCAATATCTTTTTGAGGAAACCCCTCTGATCGACACAGAAACAAAACAAAGATATCTTATCAAGGCGATCGACGAGGGACAAACCGCGGTAAACATTAAGGCCGAGCTTGACCTTGACGAGCTCTCAAGGGATATGTTCCTGAATTACACAAACGGCAGCGATACTGTGGTTAACACCATATCCAAGGCACTGCCAGACGGCTGGACCGTCCAGAATCACGCCTATTTTAATCAGCGCCGTACGATCGAACTGGAAGCCGCTACTCCATTAGACGTTATCGACGCCTGCCCAGACACCTATAACGTGGTATTTCGTTTTGACAATAATGCCCGTGTGATTCATATCTACAATCCGGACAGCGAGGAAATTTCCGGGGTATTCCTCACGGACGAGCTGAATTTGAAAAGCGTTAACTTCAAGGGTAAGAGCAGCGGTTTCGCTACCAGGCTGTACGCGAAAGGAAAAGACAGCTTAACCTTTGCCGATATTAACGGTGGGAAGGATTATGTGGAGGATTTCTCCTACAGCGATAAAGTCATATCCGTTTACTGGAAAGACGAGCGGTACACAATAGCGGAAAACCTGCTGGCTGACGCAAAAAAACGCTTGAAGAGTATGGCGGCTCCGCAGCAGTCTTATACCTGCGGCGTCATGGACCTGGCAAGGGCAAGAGAGAAGCAGGAAGGAAAAAACGACAATATTTATTCGTTTCTGGAATTCAAGCTTTACCAGAATGTAGTTCTTTTGGACCGCAGGCGGAATCGACGGATTACCCACACTGTTGCCGGAATCAAACGTTATCCCAAATATCCGGAAAAAAATGAAGTTACTTTGTCTACTGTGGCTCCCAGTATTCAAAATTCCGTGAAATCCATTCAGACCCAAATGGAAAAGCCTACCTCGACCTTTAATCAGATCAGGCAGGCAGCGATTGATGTGGCCACAGAACTGATCACTGGTCTTCTGGGGGGCCACTACATTGAAACAAAGGATCCGGAAACCGGAAAACCTAACGGCTGGGCAATCATGGACACAGACAACACCGAAACCGCTGTTAATGTCTGGAGAATGACAGAGGGCGGCTTCGGCCATTCCCACAGTGGCTTCAACGGTCCTTATGACGATATCGCCATCACAATGGACGGTAAAATCAACGCCAGCATGATCTTGACCGGGGAGCTGTGGGCAAATCTGATTAAAACCGGAAAAATTCAATCACACACCGGGACTGTATATTTCGATCTTGACGCAAATAATGGAAAAGGTGAGCTTGCTTCTTCCGTACTGAAAGGCGTTGACGATGGGGTAACAACAACCGCAAAAATCGGTTCCGGGAGCTGGGCTGGAGGAGAACCATACCAGGGATTTCGGCTTTATTATCCCGGTGGAAGCTCCGGGTTGCTGCTTATAACAATCGATGGGATCAGCGAGGATTTTCCGCTGGCGAATAAGGACGAAATTGTTTCAAACGGAGATCTTAT